TCTCCTCTACCTTTGGCATTCTCGGTACTACTTGGATGTACGCAAATAACGCGCAGAACCCATCAGGAGCTACTATAAGCGATTCTCCTATGTCATGGGCCTATCATACTAGTGCTTATAATAAATACTGTGTCTTAGGTAGCAGAATCATGGTTTTACCCATGCAAACGTCCAACAATCCAAATGACCTGGGGGCAAGCAATGCCTACACCGGGGTCTACCTTTCCGAACGTTCTACTACTACTTATACTCATCGTAATCAATTTATGGAAGCCTCAGCCGCCAAGGGCCGTGGTCAATGGCGCCAATTGGCTGGTATGCGCAATCAAGTCAGGTCTATCAAATCAAAATACAGTGCTAAAAGGTTCTGGAATGTGAAAGATGTCAAAGATAATAATCAATTTTGGTCTACTACAAACTCTGGCCCCACCGGTGATAACTCCGCCTATTACATCATATGGTACCAGAATACTGATACCTCAGAGGGACCTGTCACCATCCAACTCGACTACATCATGGACTTCATTGTGGCTTTCAGTGAGCCCAAAAACATGGACTAAGAAGCCCCAGCACATCTCGCCTAGACTTCCTGTATGTTTGAGCCGAAGGCGAGTCAATACGCCGAAGGCGACTAAATGCGAAAGCTTTCCCGCCAAAAATAAAAAAACTTCATTAAAAAACTTTAACTTTTTTTCTCAACTTTCTTAAATTATGCGTTTCAAAATTATTTTCAAAAAAAAAAATTCTTATAAAATGTCAAAAAAACCGTCTTCTGAATCTCAACTTTTTCATTTTGATTTTCGATATTCACATGAACATGATGAATGTACCCAAGAATCCTTATATCACTGGTTAGCCGGTGAGGACAATATTGACAAATTTATTTTTCAGGCCGAACTCACTACTCGCGACGGCAAACGCAATCCTCATTATCAAGGCTACTTCCATTGTAAACAAAAAAAGCGCGCGAAGCATTTAGCTATTTCCCTGAATGATCGTTTTAGTGGTATTCATATCGGTGCTTCTTCCACCGCTGGTAAGGACACTCTTAAGAACTATGCCATGAAAGACCGTACTCGTGTTGCCGGACCTTGGGCCGACCGTAAGATTTATCTAGGTAAAGATTTATGGCCCGAATATAAGTTGCCTGCCTGGCAAAAGACTATGCTTAGTATATTTAGCCTACCCCCTGGAGATCGTATTATGCACTGGATATATGACCCTATCGGTAATAATGGTAAGACGAAGTTCGTCAAATACCTCGTTTATAAGAAAGACGCTGTCGGGTTGGGCTATGGTAGCTCCACCGACGTTCTCAATCTTGCCTATAAGTTTCAGAATCGTAGCATTTATGCTTGGAATCTCACTCGTGCAAAGCCTGCCACCTTTTCCGAACTCGATTTTTACTCTGCTATAGAATCTGTCAAAGATGGATTTTTTATTAATTTGAAATTTGAAACTGCTCAGGTCCTTATGGATCCTCCGCACGTCATGATAGTTGCTAATCACGTCCCTAAGTATCACCACATTAGTGCTGACCGATGGAAAATATGGGAGATTGTTGATAGTGAACTTAAACCTTATACTAGAATCACTGCCGATGAACGGGTCTGATCCAAATGATCCAAGATCCTATTAGTTATATATATACTGGATCCCGGCTATGGTATTCCAGCGTAGCGCCTCAGCCGGGTTACTTGTACCCTTTGGTACAACGAACATTTTTAATTTTTTATCTAATAAATGCCTCGCCGTTATGCAATTCGTAAAAGACGTAAACGCCCACGTCGGTTTAAACGCAGACGAAAATATCGACGCGCTCTCAGACGATCATACGTTCCGTCCGGTCTTCCCGTCAAAAGTCGGCTTGTCAAAGTTCGGTTTTGTGGTTCTACTACTCTCTCCTCTACCTTTGGCATTCTCGGTACTACTTGGATGTACGCAAATAACGCGCAGAACCCATCAGGAGCTACTATAAGCGATTCTCCTATGTCATGGGCCTATCATACTAGTGCTTATAA